AGGGCACCTATGCGTCATATGAAATTTTGCATTTTAAAGGGTTGTGCACCGAGGATCCATTAATGGGCAAATCGCCCATTGCGCTGCATGCCGAATCTCTTGGTATTGATTTGGCGGCCATGGCATCATCGGCCGACGTGTATAAAAACGGTGTATTGAAATTTTTGTTAACGTCAGACCGTAAAGTTTCAGACGCGACCGCGCTGCGTCAGTCGCTTGATGACGTGATAAACGGTCAGAGGCGTTCGGCCGTTATGCCTGAGGGTATTAAGATGGAGCGCATGAGTTTGAGCCCGCAAGAGGCCATGTACATCGAGCAGCGTAAATTCAGCGTGGAGGAAATCAGCCGTATTTTCGGTGTTCCGTTGTCCATGTTGAACGCAGGGAACAGTGGATCCGATGTTGAATTGGAAATGCAGCAGTTTTTTGCGCAGACGTTGCAGCCCGAGGCCGAGCGCATCGAGCAGGAATTGAGCCGTAAATTATTAAGGGAGGTAGACAAGGACACGCATGAATTTAAATTCGTTTTTAACTCATTGATGCGTGCGTCGGCCAAGTCGCGCGCGGACTATTACAACGCGGGTATCCGTGGTGGTTGGCTGCGTCGAAATGAGGCACGTTACATGGAGGATCTTGATAAATTCGAAACGGGCGACCAAATGTTAGTAACTGCCGACCTATTGACGGCAGATAAGCTCGACGAGTACATGACCGCCAAAATTGACGCATTGCAGGCACAAGCGGCCAAAAATAACAACATAACAGGAAATAATAACGACACACAGTCATGAGTAAAATAGAAACACGCAGACACGCATCGCCCGTCGAAGTTAGGGCGTTGAACGCCGAAGGGCTGCCCGAAAAAATCGGCGGAATCGCTGCCGTTGTTAACGTTGTCACCGACATGGGTTGGTACGAGGAAATGATTGCACCCGGTGCATTCGATGAGGCGTTGACCGTTTCGGACATCCGTTGTTTGTTTAACCATGAGGACGAATTAATTTTGGGTCGTCAGAAATCTGGCACCTTGTCCGTGTTTGTCAACGGTGACGGTAATTTGGAATATGAGAACACAATGGACTACCAATCACCGACGCATCAGGACGTTGGGGTTGCGGTAAAACGTGGCGATATTTCAGAGAGTTCGTTCCAGTTCGTTGCCAAAGAAGTCGTGTGGTCCGATTCTGAGAAGTACGGGCCCATGTACATGCGTAAAATTACCAAGATTGCGAAATTGTACGACGTTGCCCCCGTTACGTTCCCAGCCTACGCGGAAGGAACCAGTACCGAGGCGCGTTCGTTGACCGATGAGCGTGCGCAGTTTGTGCCGCACGTAGAATATAACCACAGCGACGCGGATATTGTCCGTGTGGCCCTTGCTCGTTACAAAAATTACTAAAAAATATGAAAACCCTAAAAGAACTCCGCGAAGAGCGCGCCGCGTTGGTAGCAACGTTGACCGCCCTACAGGGTCGTTTGCAGGCTGAAAAACGCAGCATGACGACCGAGGAAGGCACCGAATTTGACGGTGTAACTGCAAAAATTGACGGTATCGACACCGAGATCCGTCGCGCTGAAAAAATGGAAGAACTTGCACGTGTTGCCGGTGCTCCCGTTGTTGATGGCGAAGAAAAAGAAGCCCGCGCATTTAGTTTCTCAAAGCTTATCCACGAGGTAGGTGAGAACAAATTGAGCGGTTTGGAAAAAGAAATGGTTGAAGAATCAGCCAAAGAGGCCCGCTCATTGGGTATTAGCCCAAACGGAATCTATTTGTCTAACAAGGTGATGGATTTGAAAACGCGCGAAATGCGTACCATGACCGCAGGTTCAGCTACAGCGGGTGGAAACTTCATTCCTTTGGAAAAGGTTGGATTTTTTGATGCGTTGTATGCCAAGACCGTGTTGGACCAGTTGGGAGCCACCAAATTGACAGGTTTGTCCGCTAACGTGGATTTGACCGGGTTCAGTTCTGGTGTGTCAGTAGCTTGGGCCGCTGAAACAGCCGATGCCGCCTCAGGTGATCCAGTGACAGCCGCACGTCAGTTGCGCCCTTCACGTATCGCAGGTTACAGCGATATTTCGAAGCAGTTGTTGTTGCAAAACAACCAATCAATCGACCAGAAAATCATTGAATCATTTATCAAAGCCTTGGCTGTTGCCATCGAAGCGGCTGCGATTAATGGTTCAGGATCATCTAACCAGCCATTGGGTTTGTTGGGTACGTCTGGAATTAACAGCGTAGCAATGGGAACCAACGGTGCCGTGCCTTCATTGGCTAAGGTGTTGGAATTGGTTGCAGCCGTTGAGAACGCCAACGCAGGAATGAACGGTAAGTTTTTGATCAACCCCAAATTGGTGGCTAGATTGAAGCAAACCGAAATTTCAAGCGGGTCAGGTGCGATGATCATGTCTTACATGGCGTATTTCAACGGTTTGGCTGACCAAATTGACGGAAAACCCGTATTTGCAACGACTAACGTCCCTTCAAACCTTACCAAAGGAACTTCAAGCGGCGTATGTTCAGCAATGATCTACGGCGATTGGGATAACTTGGTGGTTGGTCAGTTTGGTGGTGTTGAATTGGTTGTTGACCCATTCAGCCAAGCAATCGGGAACAAAACCCGTGTCGTAGTGAATCAGCACGTAGGTATCGCGGTTCAACAGCCCGCCGCCTTTGGTGCAATTGTCGATTTGCTCACAGCATAATCGATAGGGCGGTGTGGTTTAGCGACCTATCCGCCCACCAATATGGCTAAAAAACCAAAAAACGAAGAGTTGCAAAACTCGCAAGGGGTTGCGGTAAGATTTACCGTGAGTCCTGTTGGCCCTTATGGATTAGGTTATTTTGCAGGCGACGTGGCAGAAATTGACGCGTTGTTGGCCGAAGTAATCGTTGAGAACGGACACGCGGAATACTGCGAGGCTCCGACCGCCGACGTTACGACCGAGGAGGCTCCGATTGCCGAGGCTCCGACCGCCCCAGAGGAAACCACCGAAGAAACCACCGAAGTAACTGAATAACCCATGTACATAGCACGCGAAATCATATCAAGAACCCACGCTGATACGGCCTACATAACGTTGGCGGAGGCGAAACAGCACCTGCGAGTTACATCGTCTGCGGACGATTCGTACATTATGGGGTTGATTGGTATGGCATTGGATGCGTGTGAACAGTACGTTGGATATTCGATTCGTAAAGCATCGGTTAAATACGCGTTTGACGGGTTCACTGGGCCTATGGTTTCAGTGGACACGTTGAACCCGTTCGGAATGATTGAGGGCAATATGCTGCGTTTATTTACGCGCGTTTTGTCGGTTGACGCGATTAAATACGTCGACCAAAATAATACGGTTCAGACGGCAACGGATTGGATAGACGCACCCGTTAAGTTTGGGCAGTTTGGGCGGACGATCGTGTTTGAATCAACCCCGGGTAATTTGACGGACGACACGGTTCGAATGATTGTCGAATTGACGGAAGGGTTTGAACTAGCCAGCGCGACCGGCGTAAACGAATCGTCGAAGTTCCCCGTATCGATTAAACACGCTGCATTGTTGTTGATTGGTCAGTATTACGATAACCGTCAATCCATCGTGGTGGGTGCGACACAGAGCAAAATGGACTATAACCACGAGTATTTGTTGGACAAATATCGTATCGTAAAATTTGATTAATATGAACGCGGGATTGATGGATCAGTTTATTGCCGTGGAAAAATACACCATGACCACCGATTCAAATACGGGGGAGAAACTGCAATCGTGGTCGAATTATACCAATGCGTGGGCACGAATCCAAGAAGCTGAAACTGGCGCGGAATCAGTTGATGCGGACCGAAGAGAACACAAACAATCGGTTGTTTTCACTGTACGATTTGATTCAGGTATAAACGTGAAGGACCGCATTGTGTGGGACGGTCGGTATTTTAATATCATAAACATCGCGAATATAAACCGCGATATGTACCAGCGCATTCAAACCGAATTGACCCAATGAGCGTAAAACTTCAAGGAATGGCGGACGTTTTGAGGGCGTTGAAATCAATGGGTAAAGACGTTGATTCGCGAAAAATCGAGTCGTTGACCATCAAAGAATCGCAGAATATTGTGATGGTTGCCCGTTCGTACATGCCAGAGCAGAGTGGTGACGCTAAAAATGCGGTGCGCGTTTTAAGCACACGAACCGAAAAAGGCCACACTGGAACGCTCGCCGGTATCGATTGGGATTCAGAACACGGGTACATCGCCCATATTTTGGAATTT